GTCTACCGTCAGGAAGAACCGTACCATGGGACCTTGCGGCCTCAAGGTACGGCAGAAGGGTCGTACCTCCAAACAACTCTCTCACGAGAGCCAAGGAGACACGATCACTAGCTTCCTGCATGTCTAACGTGACCCACGCCTGAGTCCGAGAGGATTCAAGCGCCAGAGAACGATTAACTTCCTGGTTGGTGAAATTCACCTGCCCTGAAGTTAACGGATGAGATTCGATCCAGTCTACGAGCTTACGCCCGAGACCGTTTTGAATCCACATCAACTCTAATGGTTCACATGAGATGAGACGCGGACCACGGGAATCCTTAGGTACAAGCACCACCCTAGCGATAGGATGGGGCAAGACCTTAAGGCGTTCCTGCAGTTCGGCATACGTATCAACCAATTGCATCCCACTAAGAGTAAAATACTCGAAGTAAGGATAGCAGTGCTCTAGCGTAGTGTAAATCCTGCGGAAATTATGTTTTCCAACAGGTTTTTCACCAGTAGCCACAGCGCCAGGCCCGTGCCTGGGGATGATATTCCGAGGGTCAAACCCACGAAAAAGCTTAGTAATAAGCCTCGTCGCATGTTTGATGATCGGATCGGAGCTAGACACACAAGTGTCCAACTCCGAGTCAGTATTGACAAACGTATCCAGAACTTTCTTGTTCTGTGTCTCGTCATATGGTAGTTCTAACTTCGTCAGAAATGAAGTTAGTTGTCTTATGTGTATAATTGCATCCACGGATTCATCATCTCTGATGGGTCCGTCGTCGGTGAACACTAGGCGCAGTAGCCACCCGAATAGATTCGGGAGTACTGATTGAGGTCTTCGTGAGAAGCCCTCAACTGGCGTCCAATGTTGATTCATCAGGCAGGCATCGAAATGCTTGCCAAACGAACGAAGGGTTTTCGTTAGAAACGAAATACCTTCACGACGGTAACGAGAACGGATTTTATCCGCCTCGTTACAAGCCTCCTTTTTATGGAGACTAGATGCATTTACTACGTCGGCGTGCAGT